GATAAGAACTAAACTTAAATTTGGTAATAAATCTGGCGAGCCTGACATTTCTGTACCTGGTACACCTGTTATTAGAAAACCATTAGAAGAAGGTGTTTTTGCTGAGGCTAATATGGATGGCACTATATTTTTAAGTGATAAGATTGATCCTAATAGTTTTGAAGCAAGACAAACTATAATACACGAAATGAGACACGCTACTGACATGAAAATAGGTAGATTATCTTACGCAGATGATCATGTTATGTATAATGGTGAAAGATTTGAAAGAAGAGATGTTAATGGTATTGATTCAATATTGGTAGATGGTGAGTGGAAACAAGCTGGTAGCCACGACT